GTGTTTGCCTAAGTCGACCGGGCCACTATATCCACTTTGGAAGTGGGATATCTGAGCCCTGCCGCACCCAGGACCTTAAAGCCAAGAAAACCGGCAAGAGCCGGTATTCTCGGCAGAGATTAGACTGCTGCTGCAAGTCGGCAGCAGGTCGAATCCCGGAGATCCGAGTCCCGAAGTTCCGAACTACCGGGGCGCTATACCACCAAACTTTGAACCAGTGTTCCACAAGCTGTCAGGCCATCGCCGCGGCATGGGTTGCTATGTGGCCCAAGTCCTCAAGTCATCTTGAGGTCAATGGGTCCAATCGCAAATCCATGCTCGTCCTGCAAAGGTTGCTGAGATGGGTGATTAACAGTTTTGCTAACCAGCCTGTGGAATATATCGCTCCTAAGCTAAAGGGTTTAGCTAACTGGATGCGATACTTATCTGGTGGAGATCAGCTCTGGCCGAAGCCTGATCTGGTTTACAGGATGCCGCTCTTTAACGAGGGCGGCACCCTTGATCTTGATCAGTTCTTCGTGGGCTCCTTGTCTAGCATGCCCCGACAGAAGGCGCTTGTGCGCTTCTCTCGGTTCGCACGCGCCCTGCCTCCCGGAAACGGTAAGGCATTGGGCGTGGCTATTCAGAAGCATTCCGCCATCCTTCTCAAGGAGGCAGTGGTGGAACCAGAGCTAGATACTCTATTTAAGAGAGTTGCTCACCGTGTGACGAAGAGAAAGATGAAAGGGGCCGCGAGGCCCGGGTTCACTCTCTCTAATTCAGCCTGCTACGAGAATTCCCGTGGCCACGGCGGCATGACCGCATACCTGAAACGCTCCTTTTGGAACCTAGGGGAGTCAGGGGGACAGAATCCCCCTGCAGCTCGTTCTCTACTCGAGGAAGAGCCTTACGTTCCCCGTCTCCTGAAGGGCACCCTAGAAGAGGGTCCTCTTGTCAGTCGGGCGATCCACGATCACCTAACGGCTCTGTTCGAGGACACTGAAGACAGTTATCAGTGTCACAACGTCATTGCCATTCCCGACAGAGGGGGTTTCAAGGTACGTGTGGTTACTGCAGCACCAGCTGCAGCTAACTCTCTAGCCCATAATATAAGAAAGATCATGTTTCACCGGGTGCTGACTACCCTGCCGTCCAGGCACTGTCTGGTCGACGGTGGTGTTCAGCGTTGGATGAACCGCTTGCGAGCCCCAGTTGTACAGCCGGGTATCACGACGAGGCCGGGGGAGATCGTGCTGTTAAGCAGTGATCTCTCCTCCGCCACTGATCTCTTCCCTCACAGCCTGATCAACGCCATTAATGACGGTATTGAGTTGTCTCTCTCCTCTGAGGACATCTCCTCCGTCAACTGGCGTGCTTGGAGGTCACTTTCCGGACCCCAGGAGATATTCTATCCCCGGAGTGCCGGTGTGATCACCAAATCAGGCAATCTTATGGGCACATCGCCGTCTTGGGTACACTTAAACCTGTTTAACTATACCCTTATTCAGACCGCCTTCTCCATATGGATGGGGCGGCCGACGCGGCGACTATTACCGTTTGGTGGTAGTGCGCTCTACTCGGCGAAGGACAAGGCACTTCTTGTCTCCTCAGGTTATTGGGATAACCTTAAAGTCTCACTCCCAACCATTATAGGCAGGGGGGACTTCAATCCTCTTTACTTCCCCTTCCAGGGAAAGATCGAGGACTACGTCGCGATCATCGGAGATGACCTCGGCGGAGCGGTTCCCTTTGGAGTTGCCGTTATCTATGAGATACTCATAGAACTTTGCAACGGACGCACCTCTCCCGGCAAGCACTACCTAACCCCCTTTACGGAGGGATCGGTGCTGCTCATCGCCGAAGAGACTGCGATCGTTAACAAAGACGGCTCTGTCTCTCACCTGCCTACGGAAACCTATCGTGCGGTTGCCGCGGCCGGGTCTATGTTTGATAGCAGAGATAGCCTTTGTCCCTGGGCACAGATTGGATCTGTGCTTGAGAGCATACTGAAGTTTAGGTC